AAAGTGACTCTTCCGAATGCGTCGCGGGTGATTTCCGAGTAATTTTCGTCCTCAAAAACAGATTCCCAATCCACCTCGCCCAGGTCTGTATGCATACCCACAGCAAAGCGTCCGGGCTCGCACCATCCGGATGGGTCATAAAGTGTGACGGACACGACTGGATCTGCCACCGGGGGTACGTTAGATGTAGAAATCACCGTGTCATAGATAAATTCCGAGAAAAAATACTCGTAGTAATTGGTGACATAACGCGACAGCAATTGCGCATCCAGCGTATAAACAATCGGCCCGCCGATGCCATCCGTCACCACTAGCTCCAGCACGCTGGCTTTCACGCCAAAAAGCGTAATTGAGCTGATACGTTGCCTGGGCCTGATCACGACAGTCAAAGGAGATTTGCCGATGCTGACCTCGCCTTGGTTCCAGTCAAACATTCGATGCCGCATCGTTTTGCCGCGCAGTGCCCAAAACGTTGGCGAGGTTGCTGGTGGCTTATTCAGGTTGCCGGTTAAATTTAATGCCTCGTAAACGAGATGGCTGTTGGCAGTGATGACGCTGACTTTCTGAAATTCGACATATGTAGTCGCCGAATTCCAAAGCGGCTCATCGTCATAGGGCTCTGGGATGGTAGAGCTGACAAAACGCTCGTCCGTGATTTCGATGGGGATATAGGCTTTTAAGTCGGATTTCATGCCGATTCTGTCCTCAATTTATTGCCTCCTCTGGTTACCGAATCCAGCTTGTTGGACGTGCGGCGGCTGAATTCCTTGACCGCCTTCATCTCCACCACCACATCCTTCAGCAAATTCGTCAAATCATCATTTCTGAGCATTTTTGCCAGATCGTGATTGCTAGCAATTCTGCTCGGGCCTGTGGCCTCAAGTTCTGGGCCACGCTCACCGACAATGCGCAAACCACCCCGATGGAACCCTCCAGTAGCAAAACCCGGCACACCGCTTAATCTTTTCAGCCCCTTCGAGTCGATCCAGTCGTTGATTTCTTTGAGCGTGTATTTGCTCTGCGAGTCCAGTTCCTCGGCAGTTACACCGTATTTAACCGATGTCGTGTAGACTTCTTCCGGGGTCCTGCCTGGAGAGTTAATAAATTTATTAATAAGATTCCCGCGCTCTCCGGAGGACCCGCCAACCGGCACACCTCCAGTCGCTGGATCGACAACACCGGACCCGCCGGTTTGCAACAACTTGAGATTTAACTGACCAAGTGCTGCTGTTAACGACAGGATTGAGGTATTCAGCCCGTTTGTTGCGTCAACCTGGATTTGTCCTTGCGCCAATATCGAATCCAATCGCTGCATTTCCAACTTAAAACCTTGCTCCAGTTGGTCTCGCTGGTCTTCTAGCGTTCTCAAGCTGCGCTCTTCCACGCTTAACTGCTTGTCCGTCAGACCGCCAAGCTGCCCAACCAGATTGGCCGTTTTCGCCTGCTCCCTGGCAAACTCGAAGCTATTTTTAAATCCGGATGTCGAACTTTTGCCCAAGACACCAAGCGCCTCGCGCAGACTGTCGGCGTCCGGCAATCCTCGACCGGATTTGGCGGCATTGATTGCATCTTGTATTTGCTGCTTGGCTTGATCGCGGGATAATGGACGCAACGCGCTGATGGTTGATTTCAAAGCATCGGACAGGTTTTTCAACTTTCCGACAGATTCGGAAACTTCCTGGATACGTTTGTTGGCTTTTTCTATTTCCGTGTTGTAACGGTCGCTGATTTTGGTGCGCTCGGCTTCTACCGACTTCTGCACAGCGGCAAACGCATCGTTAACTGCCAATTCGGTAATCGTTGATTTAACGGCATCGCGAACCTGCACAAACGCGGGAGCAAGATTCAGCAATGCTTGCAACGTTTCTTCGCTAACCCCGTTAACCCGCCCGTAGGATTGCACCAGGCTCTTAAATTGCTCTTTGGTCAGATCGGATGACAACCCGAGCTTTTGCAAACCGGCGGCAAGCTCTTCTTGCACTGGCGCAAGGCGTTCCGCCTCAGTCAGGAAGTTTTGAGCGAAAAAAGCCGCTTTTTGTGTCAGCGCATCCACACCACCGGCGTTATCTATAAATGCCGTTCTTCCCTCGAAACTAACGCCGGATACCAGCGCGCGCGAATCCGCCACCGTTTTGCCCAACAATGTCGCAGCAACGTCCACCAAGGTATTAAACTCAGTGCCGAGACGACCAACGGTCTGGATCGCTGTTTCTCCCCGTTTGGCCAAATTATCCACTTCCGGGATCAGTTTTCTGGCCAGCGCATCGGTTATCGTTGCGATTTCCTGGCCGATTTGCTCTTCCGTTAGTAACTTGCCCTTTTCTGAGACTAAATTGATTTCGTGCCGGAATGATTCCAGGCCGTCGGTGCTTAATCCAAGATCCTGCCCGACTTGGCGCAAGCTGGCGGAGGTTTGTTTAGCGGTGTCGTTGATCAGACCAAGCGTATCGCGCGCGTAATCAGATAGTTGATCGGCAAAACCCTGCAGTTTGTCATTGTCCGTTGACACCGCACCCGTGACCGCATCGATTCTGGCAAAGTCATTTTTATCACTCCGGAACAAACCACCTTTTGCGCGAAAATCTGTTTGCAGTGCGCCAGATTCGAAACCATCGGCACCAACCATGCCGGTTAACGAGGTTTCACGTTGTTTTAACGGGCCACGGCCAAACAAGGCGTTTACCAACGGTACGACGGGCATCAGATCGCCAAGAATTGGGATATCACCCATCGCATTCAGCGCGTTACCAAAACCACCACCGAGTCTTTTGTCTCCTGCAATGGCTCTCAATCCGGCGGTTGCAGCGGCCGCAATCATCAGTGGACCAGCAGCCGCCGCAAAAGCTGACCCCATGCCAGCAGCCAATCCTGCGCCAGCAGTTGCACTCTCAGCAGCGACAAACGATGCCGCAGCACTGCCGCCTTGCATACCGGCTCCGAAAGCACCAAACGCGCCAGGCAATTTTGATAGACCTGTGCCAATAAAATTATTTAACCCGAAGCCGCCCTTAACCAAATTCAGCGCCGAAGATCCTAAATTAGTCGCGCTCATCAAATCAAAACCACCCGCTGACGTCGCTCCAGTGCCACCCACACCACCCAATACAGCACCAATGTTGATAATCCACTTTCGCGCCGTGAGCTGATAGAGCAAGTCGATAATGAATAATTTGGCCGATTCTCCAATCGATTGCATCGCCGATTTGCCATGCGCGGCAAACTGGATAAAAGCCGATTTGGCCGTTTGTTCAACACCGCCCCACAAGCTATTCCATCTTTGAGCCGCTTCCCTGGCTGATGCTTCCGAGGCTTTGGCCGCTTCTTTTTCGGCTTTTTTGATCGCATCGATTGCGCTCAAGCGCTCTTTTTCAGCAGCCATCATAGCTTCTTGTTGTTGCGTGGCCATCGCCCAGGCTTGTGCGGATGCCATGATTTGCTGTGCCAGCTCCTTGGTCGGCGCTTTCGCGGCTTCGGCAGCGGCAGACATCATTTTCTTTTGGATGACATTCAGGCCGATTTCTTGGGTTTCGCGCCTAATCGCGGCAATGGTCTTTTCCGCGCCATCAATTAATTGCTGGGCTGCGCGTTTCTCCGCTTCCGCCTGCGATCTAGCGGCGGCAACAGCACGCTTGCTGGCTTCTTCCCGTGCTTTTGCGGCTTCTTCATCGGCTTTTTTCTTGGCAATGGCGGATATTTCTGCGGCTTGTTCGGCCTTTTGCCGAGCCAATCCCTCGTTGGCAATGGCGCGCGCTTGCGGATCATCCGTGGCGGCCGGTGCATTAATTTTAGCAATCAAAGACGGCGTTTTAATTCCGGTGGCGAACAGCGTCAACCGGTCTAACCAATCGCCTGACTCAACGGCTTGACGTAAATCTTTTAGACTGCCGGCGATGCCCGAGAAAAACCCTTCTGTCGTACCTTTTACAGCGGAGGTATTGCCGATTGATTTCAGCAGATCGTCCCAGGCCAGACCAGCATCACGAGCTGCCTTGGTGATGCCCTGATTCATGGATTCAGCGACCGCGTCCAGCCCTTTCTCTTTCATGGTTTTGAGAATCAAGGTAATGGCTTCGGCTTGGTTTCCGGTATCAACCAGCCCCTTGATCATGTCTTTCTGTGTTTCTGTAAACGACACTCCTGAGCGTTTAAGCGCCGTTAACCCTTCCTCCGGGCTTTCCAGTGCCTTGCCGAGTTGCAGCACAGCAGATTTGAGATCTGTTTGCATGACGGCGGCTAAGTTTGCTGAGGTTTCCAGCGCTTCGCCAAAACTATCTTTTGATATGTTACGGAAAGTGAGCAAAACAGCCATTGAATCGCGCAGCGCGTCATCATCAATGCCGAGTTTTTCTTTCATGCTCTCAGCCATGCCGTCCAGATCGGCCTTGGTCAATCCGGCCGCATGGCCGGTACCACGCAAAACTGCGGCCAATCTTAAATGCGATTGCTCCGCTTCGGCCGCCAAAGAAACGGATGCTTTCAATCCCGCCACCAGCGTCACGCCGACTGCGGCACCGGCTGCAATAGCGACATTTCTTAACCCACTCATGACTTCTTGCTGGCTTTCGTAGGCTTGGATTGCTTTGTTGCTGGCCTCGACCGATGCTCTTTGCGCCTCATTCAGCCCAAGTTGCGCAGCATCATAAGACCGCATTTGACTGGCGGTCATGCCCAGTGTGTCGGCCTGACGTTTCAGATTAGCGGTAAATCTTTCCGCAGCGGCCGCTGATTCCGTATTGGTACGTTTGGCAGCCTGCCCCAGGTTATTGAGCGAATCTTGTGCAGCACGGGATTCACCAGCCAGCCCTTTGCTGTCCGCTGTAATCTTTATCCCGACTTCAAAATCTTTGCTCATAGCCTGCTTGCCTTATTTGCCACGATTCATCACTTCCAGCGCAGCGCCTTCCATCATGACGAGGCTTTCTAGAACCTTGCGTTTATGAGAGCGGCGGATATTCCACATATTTATTGTGCTTTCCATGTCCGTGCGAGGTATGCCGAGGTAACGGCCTGACATGCTGTCGTGCTGCCAGCAACTGCCAAGGGCGATGAATAACCGCACGGTTTGCCAGTTTTCCGTCCATACTGCGAAATCTCCATCGTTATCCTCCCCGGTTTGCTGATCATGTTCTTCAATAGCCGCTTGCCACCCCGGCAGATCATCAAAGCGAGCATCCGGTTCGCTCGGCTTTGGCCGCGCCGCCCAGTAACGGGCGGCATCCGCTAGTTTTTTGCGGCTGCTTTCCTGCCCTGCGACAGATCAAGATAAGCCGCGACCAATCCGGTGCGCACATAAGGTATTGCTATCATTTTGTTAAGATTTTCTTCGTTGAATGGCAAAGGATTGCCTTCCTGGTCGGAAACATCAGGCCCCCATCCAGCGACCACATTCCGGCACAAATCCTCATCATTGCCACCGCTGCTATAGATGGCACTGAATTCAGTGCCTGGGATGATTTTGAATTTCCCGGTAAACACTGCTTTTGTTGTGGTTCCTCCGTTACGGGGGACGTTTACCGTGACCGGCCAAGTGATTTCTGATGGGGTTTCTAGTTTGAACATGGGTTTCTCCTGTTGATTGATTAAGTTGTTAAGTAATACTTAACAACTGAGATTTTTTTGTTTGCTGGGTTTTACTGTGGTTTACTGGGTTTTATAAGTCCATTCGTCGTTGCCAGCAGCGGTGTGACGCAGATTCATGTCCATGGTTAGCATGACGATGTTGCTGTCTTCCGAATAACGCGGGTTGGTCAACTGCACCTGTCCGGCATCGATCAACACCTTATTTCCAGCCGTGGTGCCGTGCACCATTGCCAATGCGCCCGTGGTTCCTGCCCGGCAGATCGACACAAAATCTTTAACCGTCGGTTTTGGCAGTTCTATGACCACCTGGCCACGGCTGACGCGATTGGTGAAATATAGGCGCTCAGAATTGGGGCGATTCTTGTACACATTCTCGTTGCCCTGTGTAATGGTTAGCGATGCCAATGGCGCCGCGTAACCATGCAGGGTGAATGTGGTGTTAGCCTTGGTGAGCGCTTTGGGTTCCTGGAATGCGGTCAGCACAGGCGTTCCGGCGGCTGCTTCGGTAATGCCTCCCCAAAAACCCTCTACCGTCACATGCAGAACCGGGAATTGCCCCTCGGAGCAGCGAACTTCAACAGTTCCATAAGCGCCTAACAATTTATGTAGCACGCCGTCATAATTAAAATAATAAGTAGCCGACTCTTCTGCATCAGAAATCAAGCTGTAAGCAGTCGGCCCGGTTGTTGGCGTGATGTTTTCCGCCCAGCCAGAACTGCGCATTACTGCCGAATATCCAGGTGCCGTGGCAACAGCACCCGCACCGGCCATTTCCAGGTCAAACTCCAGCGTCACGGTTTCGCCGACATTAATCTGCCCGCGGTTGCCGAAAAAAGGCAGGGCCTGATTGCGTTCCGCATAGCGGATATTGGCGGGGACGATATTAAAATTGAGCACTACCAGGGCATTGGTTCCCACGACCGGAGCGGCATCTTCGCCATAAGTCGTTTCCACCTTACACAAAACAACTTTTTTATTGGCTTTCATTGGCATGGCTTAAATCTCCTTATTTGATTCTTCAACTTGCCCGGCGGTTTGCAGTTCTGGCCCGGCCACTCTTTGTCGCTTGCCGGTTGCCGGATCAATCACATAACTGCCGCCCATCCCCCGGTGTTCATCGTCCTGGAAGTCAATCTGATCACTTCCATTTTGATGATCCGTACCAAAATCCGGCTTATCTTTAATTTTTGCCATGTCACAGGCTCCTTAATAAATTACTGGTCAAAAAGTCATCCTGCCACCACAGCACCTGGTTATTCAGTTGCAGCAAGCGGCCGCCGCCGAATTCAATCGGGTCAAAGTCTGCGTTGGGTTGCCATCCGTGCAATGCCGTCATAATGTCCGTGCGCAATGTGCGCAGGTCGGCATGCGCGGCTTCTCCACGCGAATCGCGCAGGTTTTGCACAGCCATTGCCACCGCAAAGCGGGCGGTATTGAGCTGGGATGTCACCAGCGTTCCCGTGCTCGAACCGGTTGCACGTTCCGCACTTGGCAGCACAAAGGCCGCCGGGGATTGCTTCAGCCCCTCGGCTGCAGCAGCAAAATCAGCCGCGCCACCGATCCATTTGAGCGCAGGCACCCGGTCTTTCAACCGGTCGATAATCCACTGGGGATCAAACAGCAGGATGGCCATGTCATTACCTGGCAATAAAGCCAAGCAACCAAGCAGTTGCGACTATCCCGAGCACAATCGCCCAGGTCCATTTGCTTTTACCAACACTCACCAGCAATGAATCTGC